CAATTCTTTAATCTGTCTCGCCAAATTCTGCTCCTTGCTTGATACTCTAGCATATCCATATTCCATAGCTTGTACTTTCCTTCCTTTATTATATTTCGTAGTGGTGTACTCTTATTATAGCATAGTGTTTATAAATGTCAAATTATTTTATAAACGTTTGTAATAATCAAATTGTGCATTTACAAACTATGGAATATATGGTTTTATGAATTATCTTTAGTGTCTTTAAAGGTGTACCTTTATAAACGCTTTATTCCGCTTCTGCCAGAGCATTCTCTACCGTTTTTGAAAATCTCGGATCCAGTAGCAGAATAGAAGCAATTTCTTCACTTGCCTTTGCGAGATCTACTGCCTTGCTTTTAGTGAAATTCTGATATCTTTCATAATCACTTGTAGGAAGAAGTACCTCAATGAATTGCTTGTCAGCTTCTGTCAATTCCGTTTTTGCCTTTGATTCCGGCAGTATGCTTTGCGCTTTTTCAACCATCTCTGTGAAGCGTTTGTAACTGTCATTTCTCTTAGGATCAAAACAAACCAAAGCATGGGCAATAGCTGGAGCAACTACTATAATATCTCTACCATCTGCGACAAAATCTTGAAGCTCCATATTTTCACCGCAGTACCATTGAAAACCAGTATTTACATTTGTCTGCATATTTTTGAATGCTTCATAGATTCTGTCAATATCTGGAACCATCACTTCCCAACAAGGTTGTGCTGATTCCTGCCCGTTTACCTCGCTATGAGTTCTATTAACCGCAAGCTGATTCAGTAATCTGCGTTCCAGGTATGTATTAGCTGATTCCTGCAATAATCTAAATTCAGTATTTGACAGTTGCAAGCCCGTTAATTTTATTGCAGTGACTTTATTTGCAAACTCAGCCCGAACCGGACTATTGAAAAATGAATCAAGGTCTTTCTTCATCAGACTAATATAAAAGTCTGCAGAAGCCTGATGTTTCTCCCTCTCCGGTGCAATCACATCAGCATAATTTATTGACGGCTTCCATTTTTCTCTATATTCGGAGATATATTGCTCCGTATATTTCCCTTTCATATCAGCCAAAAACGCATCTCGCTTCTTTACCTCCGCTTGATACTGTGGAATAAAAGCATCTACGATTGTCTTGTACGCATTTAATTCTGCCATTACCTTGTTGAAATACTGTTGAATTTTCTTCATAATATTTTCCTCGCTTTCTGTTTATACAATTACGTTACAAATACCGACTATAAAGTTGGCAACTCGCTATTGCCCTGCCATTCTCCTAGTTGTGGCAGTTCTTCTGCCGTTAATGCCTTTTGTGTTGATGTTTTAGGAATGCTTTCTTCTATGCTGATAGAATCTCGATAACCTAACCAATTCTTCGCAATAAAAATTCCGCTAGGTGGTGAAATCTTGCCGCATAATATAGCTTGTTCTAAGAATGCAGCTATAAAGCCTTTCGCTCTCTGTATGATCTCCTGCCGCTCCGGTGAGCAACATACACCATTTCCCCAGTTATATATCGTGATTCTGCTAACATGAAGGCTCAATGCTAATGTTTCAATGCCTGGGCGTATGCTTGAGCGTTGGCAGAAGTCAAAATATTCGTCAATACGTTGTTTCACCTCTTCATCGCTTTGAGGTTTGCCCTTATCGTACAGTTCCCGGATAGAATTGCAAAGTTGCTGTACTCCTTCCGGTTCTATTTCATCTACTGCCGCTTGTGGATAGTTATTTTTTCTCATAAAATACCTTCTTTCTATAATTTGTCTTTTTATGAAGTTAAACTACTGCGTTGTACTTAGTCCCCGGCTCTTGTTTGCGTTTAAGCATCTTATGTACTTTTCTGTGACATACCGGGCAAAGTGTAACCAAGTCTTTCCATACATCTTCGTGACCTAGTCGCTTATAATTCAAATGATGCACCATTAAAATTTCCGGTTTCTTTGAATACCCACACATAACGCATGAATAGTGATCAATTTCTAAACGACTATGTTTTATTTTTTGCCATTCATCCGACTTCATGTATTCTACATATTCTTTACTAATCAAAATATTTTTTACACCTACTTTCATAAAAAACGTTACAGAGAAAATGCACATTGCAATTTTCAAAAGTCTGCAAATCCGCATAAATACTGGATTTGTGCAAAATGTGCATTTCTTATGTGACATTCTAAAGTTAGCTTATAAAGAATTTACATTTATTTTGCACAATTTGCACATTTGCCGTTTTTCCTTAGTCAAAAGGTAGTGGTTCACTTCCGGTATATTCGATAAATTCGGTTGCTTCTGTATACCCTTTTACGATGTTTTTAACGGTCTTGCCACCTACTGTTCCGCTGCTTGCATAAATGCCTTTGCTCTTCAATTCTGCGATAAAATTCCCTTTGTTCTCAATGCCAAATCCATTATCACTGCACCATTTGTCATACAATTCATAAATACTTTTCACGCTACTGTTTTTCCCGGTCTTTTCCAAACAATCCTTAATGAAATTACCGATCTTGTCCGAATCTGTTCTATAAGTTTCTGTAGCTGATACGACTGCTGCCGGGGCTTTCAATCCTTCTTCACGATATAACTGCAAACCATCAATACACCAGTTCAAAATTCCGCTTAATTCGTCCTTGTTACGCAATTTGTCTTTTAAGTGCTTGTCCTGCTCTTCTGGTTCAAAATGGCGATCGAAAGAAATAACATTGATTCTTCCCGAACTGAATACCGTATCATCTACGATAGTCGGTAGATAGTTCGTATTTATGACTAGCTTAAACTTAGGAATAAAACTAAATTCTCTTTGGTGTAAATGTCGTGCCGTGATGCTGTCCCGTCCTAGCAAAGATTTTAATAATGCCGTGTCAAATAACATTCGTTTAGGCGGTTCACTGGCGTTACAGAAGCGGCAACCTGCTAATCTTGCAATATCTCCAGAAGCCTGTCGGCTATCAATATTCTGCTTTACAGCAAGACTTTCCGGCTTCATCGTAAGAGCATAATCGCCCAACAAATATATAAGGGTCTCGCATAGTGTAGATTTTCCGTTTCGTGTTGTACTTCCGTACAAAATGAAGCAAGTTTCTTCCTGCGTGTTTCCCGTCAATGACAGCCCTGCTATTTTTTGCAAATACTTGATTTTTTGTGTATCGTCCTGCATGATTTCTAATAGAAACTTTTCCCATTCTTTACAACTAGCGGTAGGATTATATTCTACATTGCAAATCTTTGATAGTAGCATATCGGGATCATGTGCGGTAAACACAGGCTCTTTCCCGTTCAAGTCTAGTGTTCCATTTTGCACATTCAGCAAATAATCGTTTTTGTCCAAATCCTCGTTACTGAAATAATAAACATCCTTGCTGTCTTGCAACATATTATTCCGGTTTCTGATATTACATAATGCCGTTACAGATTTAAGATAATCGGTATCCCCCAGGCTGCTGCCATATTGTAAAAGTGCATCAGATAATAGCTTTGCATCTGCTCTGGCTGCCAATCCCTCTATATCGTCTATCCATCGTTTGCCATCATAAAGCATAAAATCTTTTCGGCTAGGGTTATAACGGTGCTTGTCTTTGAACACTTCCGAAAATAATGCACCAAATCCTTTATCATTTGTTTCAAATCGCCTTGCGGCATTCAAGGATACTAATATATTCTGTATGTTTTGTTGATTCCCCTGTACGGTTTCTTGTAACGGTTTTTCTTTTAGTAGCTGTTCAAAGTCTTCCTTATTTTTTCCACTCTCAAAAAAATCTGTAATATCTGCTTTCGGAATGTTAGGCATAGGGACAATAATTTTTCTTTTATTTGCAATGCCTTCCAGATCCTCAAAAATTTGTTTAGCTACTTTCACCCCCGGTTCGTCATTATCTGCCAGTATAAAAATACTTGCACCTTTTACCAGTTCTGCAAAATCTTTTTGCCAATCTCCACAGCCGCCATAGGTAAAAGCTATATACCCCTGCTCTGTAAGCGTATTTACATCTTTTTCACCTTCTGGAATGAATATAGGTATGTTCTTCTGTATAGCATTCTTAATGGCTCTCAAATCGCCATATACGGCTTTCATGCTCTTTCTTGGTGTATTTCTTGGTAGTCCATATGTAAAACGCCCATTTTCCAGTCTGCCATATAATAACCGCTTTCCTTCCAATCGTATCTTATGAAAAGCATAATTGCCGTTACAAGAAACATATGGGTATATACCCTCAATGCGCTTTCCTTCTCTTTTTTCTATATATTTCTTCCAATCGCTTGTATTAGAAATACTTTCAAAAAATGTATCACTTTTTTCTATGCCTACTGCCAACAATATGCTCTCTATCGTGCATCCTGCATGGCAATGAAATAATACACATTTTCTTCCCTTCGATATTGTCAAGGATGCTTGCTTGTCAGAATGTGCCGGGCAATTACACTGCACATGATCCGCATATCGCCTTACTATTTTGAAATGCCCTATGCATCTCTCGTATACCTCATTTTCCGTCATACTGCACCGCCATTTCTAACGTCTGCCTTATTTCTTCTGCTTCATGGTCAAGCATATCCATTCGTTTTTGGCAAAGACCGAAAATCAGCTTACTATAACTAAAATCTGTCTGTGCACTTTCCCAACGTTCACGCTCTCTCATAAGCTCATTTTGTCGCTTTTCAAGTGTCATTCGTTCATCTGTAGTCATATCCTGCCACCTCGCTGCTATTTACCATGTACGGATCACATTTTTTAAACTGCTCCATTCTCTGTAACGGTTTTAATGATGCCTTTGTTATGAACATTATCTACTCACCTACTTTCTGTCCGTGGTAATCATACCCCGTCACTTCATAAAACTTTTGTGCATAAATTATGTAACTGTACATCTTACTTCCCGGTCTTTTATACGCCATCCCCCAATCTACTAATTTATTCTGCAGTAACAGACGAACCGTTTGACAGTCCATTTTTAGTACTTGTGCCGCCACAGAAACCGGAACATTTCCGCATCTAATTTTTTCTTCCATAGTTCACCGCCTTATATCGCTGCTAGTTCATCTATTATCTTACGTATCTCCTGTTTTTTATCTTCTGTAAGTTCATGTCTTAATACTCTTGAAAATGAACTTTCATGTGAATACCCTAATCGTTCAGATACTTCCCATAGATTCACACGCTTTTCAAGTGCATATTGCCTTATATCAATATTGTGCATAGCTGCGTACCTCAACTTTCTTTGAATTGTTTATAACTTATTATTGACATCCGAATGTTCTAACTTTATAATAGCAATCAAATAAAAGGTTGTCAGTTACCTATTTATTACTTATTTTAGGCGGTGATTATTTTATAATGGGATACGAATTACCTAATCCGGGTGAAATACTAAAAGAATTGAGAAAAAAAGAAAACTACACTCAAGAATATGTTGCTAGACAATTAGGCGTAGAAGTTAAGACATATCGTTCTTGGGAAATCGGATATTACAAGAATAATATCCAGTTGTTTCCTACAATAAATAGCGATAAACTTATAAAAATAGCAGATCTCTATAATGTTTCTATTGATTATATTTTAG